CCCAAGAACGGTTATCCTGAACCCCAGGGCAAATACTACTGCGGTGTTGGTAATGGACAGGTTCACGGACGAGAGTTTGTTGACAACCACATGGAAATGTGCATCAAAGCTGGAATTGAAATCACCGGAACCAATGCCGAGGTATTGCTTGGTCAGTGGGAGTTCCAGGTCTTTAGTACGGGCAAGTTAAAAGCTGGTGACGACCTATGGATGGCTCGTTACATTCTTCTGCAGATGAGCGAAGAATATGGATTCAAAATCGAGTTCCACCCAAAACCTGTACAAGGTGATTGGAATGGCTCAGGGCTTCACTGCAACTTCTCTAACGATAGAATGCGTGAAGAGGGGGGTGAAGAATATTTTAATAACATCTTCCGTTCTTTTGATGTGCGTCATCAGGAACATATTCAAAACTATGGTTCGGAAAACAATCTTCGTTTAACTGGTAAGCACGAAACCCAATCCATTGACACATTCAGCTGGGGTGTATCGGACCGTGGTGCTTCAATCCGTGTTCCTTTGGCAACATCTAAGCAATGGAAAGGATATGTCGAAGACCGTCGTCCAGCATCTAATGGTGACCCCTATAAGATTGTTCGTGTGATTTCCGAGGCTTTGGACTTTGCTCTTCAGTTGGATAAAATAAACCACGCCATGAACTCTAAGATTGATGTTGAAAAAGCTAAAGAAGCACTTGCTTATCTTGGTTTTAACTACAACTTAGATAATCGCAATGATTACGACGAAGAAGAGCGTACCATTGATAATATTGGAAAGGAATAATGAGTAAACCTTATATTCAACAACATTTAACCTATACAGAAGACGGTAGGTTGATGGACGAGACCGGACAAGCGGTCATGATGGAATGGGAACGTCCCATAATGGAACAAGCCGCTGAGGTTATCTGCAGAAAAGGTGGTAGAGTATTGAACGTAGGTTTTGGTATGGGTATTATCGATACCGAAATTGAGAAGTATGAAATTCAAGAACATTGGATTATTGAGCCTCACTTGGATGTGTTTACCAAGATGATGGATGATGGTTGGCATTTGAAACCCCATGTGAGAATCCTGCATGGTGACTGGCAGTGGTTTATGAAATACCTTCCCAAGTTTGATGGGATTTACATTGACACCTGGAACGAGGAGATTTATGATTTCCTTCGAAACGCTCCAGAGATTTTGAAAAAAGATGGTGTTCTGTCGTTCTTCAACAATCCAAGAGCTGATGAGAAAGGTCTGCACATGACCCAGGAGCACTATGATATTTTAAACCCAATTTTCAATATTGATTTTGAAACAATTCAACTTGAAGATATCGATGGACCTGAAATGCAAACTGCTGATGGTAGATACTATTGGCATCCCGATTGGAAAACCTATTACTGTCCCATTTTAACTTTGAAATAATATGTCTGAAAACAAAGGAAATTTTGAACTGAAAACTATTTTAAGGTCAGATGCTAAGAAAATGTCTGAAAACCAACAAAATTATGAATATGTAAATCACCCTAACCATTATGGAGGAGCATCGAATGTTTATGAAGTCATCAAGGTTATTGAAGCCCTTGAAATGGATTTTCATCTCGGCAACACTTTTAAGTACATTGCTAGAGCAGGAAAAAAAGAAACTGATAGAGAAATTCAAGATTTAAAGAAAGCTCTCTGGTATCTTCAACGAAAGATTGAACTACTGGAGTCCAAGAAATGATTGTCTATCTTCTGTGGGGGATTATTTCCGGGATGTTGTTTCATTTAGCCATGGTACAAACCGACCAGGATGTTGTATTCACTGAAGTATTATTAGTTATTCTGGGCTGGCCATTTTTTTTGGTTATGTTCATTTTGATGATTATTCAAGAGCTCAGAAAATAATTTTACCAAAAGTTTGGTGGAATGAAAATCTTGTTATAGGTTTGTCTTGTTGAATTATTAAAAAATCTAAACATGACCAGAACTCAACAAATTGATGTCGTTCGCAAACTCGTGGAAGACTACTGCAGCCGAGAGATGTATCTCACCCATGGTTTCACTCCATCGGATGATGAATACCAGCACATTCTTAACATCGCAGAAAGCGTTCTTTGCACCAAATGGAATGTCGGTTACCCAGGTGGAAGCTTCATTCAAGCTGTGGTGGATAACAACCTCCAACTTGCTTTCTCTCGTGCTGACTATATCAACCGAAAGTATATTCCCCTTTACATCGGTCTGATGCAATCAGTGTCTTGTCCCTCTGAACTAACCCTTGAAACCGAGTCTCATGCCTGAGTATACTGCTGAAATAGATATCAGTCCTGATGAGTTTATCAGTGATTGCTCCTCTAGTGAAATCAAAGAGATAATTGAAGCGCTCATTGAAGATGGGCATATCCAACCTCACCAAGTAATTGTTGATGGTCAAGTCACTAGAAACTATCTCGATGAAGAGTGGGATAATATCTGCGAGAAAATTCGCAAGTCACGTCTCGTGATGACTCAGAGCGATGAAGATACAATCCGACAAATCTTTAAAGGACTATGAGTCAATTTCAATGGTGGGGTTACCTTCATATTAACGGTAGCATCCAAGCCAAACGTTATTTTGACCAACAAGATATCGATGAAGCTCACACTAGTCCTTTCGTGGCCAGAGTACACGGGCCTTTCCCGGCAAAAAATAGGGATAATGCTCTGCAGATATTAGGGGAAGCTTTTTTCTAATGTGGTTTGTGTTTTTGTTTGAAAAGCCCTCACGTTGAAGTGGGGGTTTTTTGTTTAAAATATTTTTAATATATTTGTCCTATGAAACAGAAAGTAGAAGTTGACCCCGATAAGGTAATCAAAGTTCGACCCCGTATGGTTAAAACACCTAACCCTATGTTCCAGGGGTTTTTCTATGGTTGGATGTCTTTATATCTTTTATTGAAATTACTTGAAATAGTTTAGTATTATGATTGATAACCTGGAACTAATTAAACCTCTTCTGAACTTTGAAAAAGAGGGGGACTTTTACATGTTATACGTGTTCAAGAGAAAGAAAGACCAAACTACTGATAAAGCCAATCATCAGTCTGTTCGGACTATCAAAACGTATTGTATTGAAAGTGTTGAATATCTCGAATCACGTTACGAAGAAATTAAACAACTCTGCGAGATGTTCAAAGCACGAGCATACATCCATGTTCAGAAACAAAATCACCAAGATGTGTCTTTGGAGATGATGGTTGCTTTGGCTAATAAAATCCGTAACGGACAACTCAAACAACAACACTTATTTGATTCTGTTGTTGGTCAAGTCAAAACTTTGGAAAAACGATGGATTATTGATATCGATGGAATATCAATTGATGGTTTTGCTCATGCCCCTTTCTACCAGGAAATGCGTCGGTATATTAGTGAACTGCAGAATGAAACTGGTAAGGAAGTTGAGATGACTTTCATCCCAACTAGGGCTGGTTTTCATATTATTGCCTCACCCTTCAATCTTCAAAAGTTCAAAGAGCGTTATCCCGAGGTTGAAGTGCATAAAAAAAATCCAACACTTTTGTTCCTTCCAGATAGTTTAAATTGATTATCTTTGTAAGATGAATATTGAAACACTGAATCGGTATCACGAAGATGGATTGCTTTACAAGCAATCACATCCTAATCTTCCATTAACTATTTGGAACTATACCGAAAAAGTCCAGTACGAAGGGTTGTGGGACGAGGTAACTATACAATGTCGGGGTCTTATCACTGAAGATACTATGGGTACGATTTTGGTTCGCCCCTTCCGTAAATTCTTTAATTACGAGGAGGTTGTTGGAAAAGGTATAATACCTACAAAAGGTGATTATGTTTACATCCAAGAAAAAATGGATGGTTCCTTGGGTATCTTGTTCAACTACAAAGACGAATGGATTATGGCAACTCGTGGTTCATTCGCTTCTGAACAAGCAATAAAGGGTCTCGAGATTGTTAAGTCAAAATATTTCCTGGATTCGTGGTCTAAGGAATATGCTTACTTGGTGGAGATAATTTATGAAGCGAATCGGATAGTTGTTCGATACGATGAAGAAAAAGTTGTGTTCTTATCCGTGGTTTTGAATGAGAGTTGGAAATGGGAATCAACGGACGACACTGAACTACATTGGACTACCGCAAAGATGGTTCTACATGCTAACGGTGTTGAAGAAGACGATTTGGTAAAAACTGAACAACATTTCAATTTTTCTGATGAGTTATACAAGTCCTTGAAAGAAAAGAACGAGAACAATAAAGAAGGTTTTGTTCTTAGATTTCAACCCGGTAACTTTAGAATGAAAATCAAATTTGAAGAATATGTTCGCCTCCACAAGGTCATGACCAATCTTTCAACCACTGCGGTTTGGGAGGTTCTTTCGAGCGGTGGAAGTGTAGATGAACTCCTTAAGGATGTGCCTGATGAATTTTACAATAAAATTAAAGAATACGAACAAGAATTATCGTTTCAGTTCAATATGATTTTTTCTGATTATTTTGTTCATTTTAGGTCTATCCAAAATAAAATTGGAGACGTTGCTGGTAATCGCGCAGAATTCGCTTCACATGCCAAGAATTATCAATATCCTTCCATACTTTTTGCTATGTTGGATGGAAAAGATATCGCTCCGATTATTTCTAAAATAATTAAGCCGGAGTTTCGTAAGTTGTAATATTGTTTGTATCTTTGTAATATGAAAATCGTATTAGAAAAAGGACAAGGTTTGTTTTTTACATCAGACACTCACTACAACCACGGGAACATTTGTCGTGCGACTACCAATTGGGTGGGTGCTGACAACATGACCCGTGATTATAAGTCCTTAGACCATATGAACGATACGTTGGTAAACCGAATCAATGAGATGGTAGGTGAGAATGATATCTTGATTCACTTGGGTGACTGGTCGTTTGGTGGATTTGAATCCATTGCTGAGTTTCGTAGTCGGATTGTTTGTAAGAACATTCACCTGACTTTCGGGAACCACGACCACCACATCCGTCGAAACAAAGGTGACATCAAAGAAATCTTCTCCTCTTGTCAGGACTATCTTCACTTGGATATTCGCAAACCCATGGGTAAAGAGGTTATGAAATATTCTATGGTGTGTATGCACTACCCAATTGCCTCATGGGATGGTATGAACGACGGTGTAGTTCATCTTCACGGACATGTTCATCTTCCACCTAACCTTCGTGTCAACGAGGGTAAAGCTATGGATGTTGGTGTGGACGGAAATGACCTTTACCCAATTTCTTTTGAGGAAATCCGTAACATCATGAAAGACCGTCCTTACCGAAAACTAACCTTACCCAAAGACCATCACGAAAAACGACTATAACATGAAAGAACTATATCTATTGAGAGGATTACCAGGGAGTGGTAAAAGTTCCTTAGCAAAATCTTTTGACTGTGAACATTTTGAAACCGATATGTTCTTTATGGTGGGTGATGAATACAAATTCGATGGTTCTAAATTGAAACTTGCACACAAATGGTGCAAAGATTCGGTTGAAGAATTTATGGATTTAGGATATAACAGAATTGTGGTATCAAATACATTTACTCAAGAGTGGGAAATGGATTCATATTATGAACTTGCTCAAAAGTATAGTTACCGAGTTTACTCTTTGATTGTGGAAAACCGCCATGGCGGTGTCAACGAACACGGAGTACCGGAAGAAAAGTTAGAACAAATGAAAACCAGATTTGAAATTAAATTATGATTGATTACGCAGATGTTATTGTAGACCTCCAAGCTGGAGACACCGGTAAGGGAAAGGTTTGCCACGCTTTGGCTAAAGAACCAAATCGTTACACTCACGTTGTTAGATATAACGGGGGAGGTAATGCTGGTCACACTGTATACCATAATGGTAAAAAGTTTGTTACCCATTTAATTCCTGTTGGTGTGTTCTATGGAATCAAATCAATCATTGGTTTGGGTTGCGTTGTCAATATTGATAAGTTGGTTAAAGAGATAATTGAACTCCAGAACAATGGGGTTAATGTTAAAGATTGTCTACTCATCGATAAACGAGCGCATATTATCACAGATGCCCACGTCGAAGAAGATTCAAAAGACACTGAGATTGGAACAACCAAAACTGGGAATGGTCCTTGTTATCGAGACAAATATTATCGTAAAGGTCTTAGAGCTGGTGATGTGGAAATTCTTAGACCTCTGATTGTGGATGTCTATGAAGAGTTTCATGGGCAAGAAAAATGTTCAATTCTTTTTGAAGGTGCTCAGGGTTTTGAACTTGATATTGACTGGGGTGATTATCCCTACGTCACTTCATCTCATTGCACGGTTGGTAGCGCAGTTTTGAATGGTTGTCCTCCCCAACAAATCAGAGAGGTATATGGTATTGCCAAAGTATATCGCACTTATGTCGGAGCAAAAGAATTTGAAGGTGAAGACCCAATATTTGAGAAAATCCGTGAAGCGGGTGAAGAGTTTGGTGCAACAACCGGTAGAAAACGTCAAGTTGATTGGTTAAATGTGGATGACCTAATCCAAGCAATCAACATAAACGGAGTCTCTAGATTGATTTTCAACAAGGCTGACATTCTCAAGTCTGTTGGTAAATACAATCTTTACTTTAAAGGTGAACTGATGGATTTCAAAGAGTATCAAGATTTTGAAGATTTTATTGAAAATAAATTAACTCTCTATTGCCCATCAATTAAAGAAACCGTATTTTCGCGAACTCCCTTAGGGATTTAAAATTAATTATTATGGAAAAAAAACTAGGAAAAATTGAACTAGTGACTTTTGGTCACGGTGGATACCAGCATTGCATGTTGGGTTTATATGTCAACCTATCTGGTGAGGGATGGGGAGTATCAGATTTTAAAGGGGGCTGGGATGCGGAACTTATCGAGCACACAGAACACAGTAAATGGAGTGAAAAAGATAGGTCAAAAGAATATGATAAGACTATGAGGTTTTTATCGAAACTTTTAAAGGAGGCAAAGGTTGATAGTGTAGACCGATTGAAAGGTAAACCTGTAGAGGTTACCTTCGACGGAAACTTACTTTCTGAATGGCGAATCTTGACTGAAGTTTTGTAATATTTTAAAAAAATATTTTTATTTACGACCCCCCTTGAAAGAGTGGGGGTTTTTTATTAGATTTTCATTATCTATTTATCTATTATGAAAAACCTATTATTACTCTTTTTAATTTTCTCTTTTACCAGTTTGTTTTCCCAGGAAGCAAAGGTAACTTACCTTAGGGCTCAATCTGCATCTATGGGGGTAAGAGAAGACGAAAATTCTGTTGTGAGTCAGTGGATTGTTGATGGTCGTGAAGTTAATATGTTAGTTGAGCTTCACCAAACCAAAGTTATTATTTACAGCCAGAAGACTCAGAATTACTACATCATCAAGCAAGTTGAACAAGAAGAAAATTCTTGGAAGTGGCTGTGTAAGGATTCGGAGGCAAATTCTTGTTATGTAGCCTTGAGAAAAAGTTTTGAATACCCTGGACTTATTACTGTGGCTGTTGAATATAACGATTTGGTTTGGTTTTATATCTGCACTCACGAATGAAAAAACTTTTTTCTCTCATTTTTTTGTTGTTCTCCTTTGTGAGTTTTGGTTCTCACTATGCGGGGGGGGACATTCAATACAAGTATGTTGGTGATTCCACCGGCATTGCTCATCATTATAAAATAATTTTACGTCTTTACCGTGATGCCAGTGGTATTGGTATGCCAATAACCACTAATGTTACGGTGAGTTCGTCTTGTTTTTCAAATCAGGTTGTCCCAATGACCCAACAAGCGGGCTCAGGACTTGTAGCTCCCTCTTTATTTGATTGCGTAACTCCTGGTGCAGCTGGTACAAGAACTTTGGAGATTTATACATATAAGGGGTTTGTTATTTTGCCTGGGGTATGTTCAAACTTCAAGTTTTGGTGGTCGGATTGCTGTAGACCAGGTGGTATCACAAATATTTTCGCCTCTAATGGTACCCTCGGTAATGATGGATTTTTCTTTGACGCTGATTTGAATAACACTCTGGGAAATAATTCTTCACCCATTTTTGTATCTGAGCCAGTAAGAGCTTTCTGCGTTAATAAAACTTTCAACTGGGCGCAAACAAGTGTGGAGTATAATGGTGATAGTATTCACTACCAGATGATAAATTGCCGTGAGGGTGTTTATCCCACTCAGACAAACATTCCTTTTGACCCAGGGTTTTCTGCAAACCAACCAGTAACATCAACTTTCTTTAATATTAACCCAAAGACTGGAACAATTAATTTTCGACCTACCACTCAAGAGATTGACGTGATGAGTGTAAAGATTACTGAATATAGATTTGATTCCATATTTACGTTGTGGTATCCAGTTGGTTCGGCAAGTCGCGACATGATGATTTCCATTTCAGCTAACTGCTCCCCATTGGCCACACAAGGGGTTATTTTGGATTACAACTTCCCTGGACAATATATTGATAGTGTGACGATGCTACCTGCTGTGGATTACAACTGCGGTGATTCGTTGGTAGAATTAAATTTTGTTGTGAAACTCGATTGCGAATCAATCGCTCAAGATGGTAGTGACTTCAGATTAACTAACCCCCTTGGTCAGCCAATCCCTATTAAGAGATTGTCCGCAACTTGCGATGTAAACAAAGAAACAAAAAAGATTACAGTTCACCTGTTTAAACCATTGCTAGTTAATGGTAGATACTTTTTGTATTCAAAAACCGGAAATGACGGAAACACCTTGACAAACAAATGTGGATTCCCAATGGATGAGTTTGACACCTTGGTGTTGATTGTTGATGATTGTTATGACCCAGTTTGGAAGTTCGAGAATGTAACGGTGGTCAATGACAACCATACAGCACTTGAGTGGTCAATAGACACCAGTAGTTTTGATACAACTTATTTTGAGGGATATGGAATATACCGCTGGGATGGAACCCAATATGCTTTCAGACAAGTAATTACTAATTGGAAAAAACTTTCTTATGATGATTTGACTGCAACTAATGTTGATGGTGAGAGTTATTCATACAAAATAGATTTTAGGTTCAACGGATTTGTCTTTGGACCTTCAGATTCCATTCAATCCATCTTGTTGCGCAGCAGTGGTTTATGCGACTCGGTTTGTTTGATTTGGAATCAATATGATGGGTGGGTTAGTCCTTGGTATGATGTATTTATCAACTACAATAACCAATGGGTTAAGTGGAATGATGCGCCACTCACTGACACGGTTTATTGTATGGGTTCTGATACTTTGGATGTTGGTTCTTATAATATCAAGGTGGTAACCCAAAACAACGGATATACAAGCGAGAGTAACTATGTCACTTGTGTTCAACCGGAACCTCCAACAATAACAATTCCCAATGTGTTTTCACCTAATGGTGATGGTGTGAATGATTACTTTGTAATTAGAAATCTAAATCTTTATGATTTTAGACCTTTAGTCATCTACAATCGCTGGGGGCAAAAAGTATATGAAAGTAACCAATACAATAACGATTGGGATGGTACAAACGTACCTGATGGTGTTTACTATGGTGTGGTGAGTATTATTATGAACGGGGTTGTTGTTTCTTATCCTTTTCACATTACAATTCTCCACAATTAGACTTTCAAAATTTGACACTATCATTTTGTTTTTTTATAATTGAACCATGAAGACAAAATTACCACCAATTTTGAATTATGGCTTTCGGGTCATTGCCATAATTCTGCTGATTTTCATTTCCATTGAGATTGATAACCTCTCATTCGGGATGATGAACGCAACAAGCACAGTGCAATTTGGTTTGGGTGTTTCCCTTTTATTGGGTAGCAACCTTATCATCCTCATGGTATGCTACGACATTATTCAATCAATTCTTAAACTTAAAAACAAAAAACAATGAATTCAATAACTAAAATTCTTCTTTGGGCTGGTATTGGTCTATTCCTTATCTTTGCAACTTTCGGATGCGAACGCATCGATGCTGGACACGTAGGTGTCAAAGTAAACATGTACGGAAACGGTAAAGGTGTAGATGATGTAACCGAAGTGACTGGCTGGGTGTTTTACAATCCTCTGAGCACCAAGATTGTAGAGTTCCCAACTTATGTTCAACACAAAGAATACAAGCGTGTTGTTGATGAATACGGTGAAGTTCAGAGTGATGAGTCATTCATCGTAAACTCAAAGGATGGTTCTGAATTCCACGTGTCACCAATTCTAAACTACTCGGTAAAGCGTGAGAAAGCTCCTTACATCTTCTCCAAGTACCGTGTGGAACTACCCCAGGTTGAAGAAGGTTTCCTCAAAACTGCTGTATACGATGCTTTCCGAATTGTAGCGAACTCCTACACAGCTGATGAGCTAATTGGTAATCGTGAGTTGTTTGAAGTTAAAGTTCGTCAAGTGCTACAAAAGCAACTTGAACCAGAAGGTTTCATTCTCTCGCAGTTCACCTCTAACTTGGTATATCCAGAGACCTTTAAGAAAGCAATTGAAAGTAAGAACAACGCTGTTCAAGCTGCCCTTCGTGCCGAGAATGAAGTTAAGACCGCTGAAGCTCAAGCTAAAATCAAAATTGCAAAAGCTGAGGGTAATGCCCAAGCCATGCTAACCCAGGCAAAAGCAGAAGCTGAGGCTAATGCTATGAAGCAACGCACCCTGACACCACTTCTACTTCAGCAAATGTGGGTAGAAAAGTGGAATGGGCAGTTACCTTCCACCCAGCTCGGTTCAGGAACTGGTTTGATGTTTAACATCAACAAATAAAACTGTGAATATTTATAAGCATGACACTAGAACAAGCAAAACAAATCCTTAGAGACCACGGTAAACCATCTTGCACCTGCAAGTATGCAAGCACCGAGGCAATGATTGAAGAGGCTAAAAAACTCTCCGGTCAATAAGATAAAGAAACCCTCACCAAAAGTGGGGGTTTTTATTTTTCCAGGTATTTATACTTAAAGATTAACTATGAACGCTGAAGTTATCGCCAAATTGGTGCAAATTCAAACCCAGTTTCGTTTTATGCACTGGCAAACCAATTCATATGCAAAACATAAAGCATATGGAAAAATATACCAAACCCTCACAGATTTAATTGACAATTTTGTTGAATCTTGTATGGGTAAACACGGAAGACCAGAATATATGGGTGGTTTGACTTTGGAGTTTGAAGATTTAAATGAAATGAGCCTTCAAGAGTTTGTTGATGACACGGTTGCTTTCCTCATTAACTTTGACCAAATATTCGATGAGGTTATGGATTCCGACCTTTTGAACGTAAGAGACGAAATACTTCAGCTCATTAATAAAGGAAAATACTTATTCACATTAGAATGAAAAAGAACATTAGAATTACTGAAAAAGCATTAAGTAAATTAATTGATGCTGTAACCTCTGAACAAAAGATTGTTAAAGAATACAAAGTCAAAGACATTAAACGACAAATTGACGAACAGGCTTCGATGTATCAATTAAGTTCTGGAGATGTATTTGAGATTCAAAATGCTTTAAATGATTATTTCAAGATGAAAAAAATTCCAACAAGAGTTACCGTGGATGAAAGATGGGGACCTTCGACAGTCAATGCTCTAAAACAATTTCAAAAAATGGAAAAAATGGAAGTTGATGGTATTCCTGGACCGGATGTTTATAAAAGAATGGTTGAACTAGGAATCAGAGGTAATTTTATTGAAAGAGGTTTAACAAAGTTAGGTTTGTTTTAAAATAAAATTAAAAAAAATAGGAGGGGCTAGAGTAACAATTTTACTTCAGCTCCTTTTTTAATTTCCAATTCTTTAGCAGAACCTCCTTCAATTTCCAAAACTAGTCTACCGTTGGCACAATAGTTTTTGCATTCTTCTGTCTTACAAGGTGGACAATTGTGGTAAATTTTTGATATTGTATTACCTTCAATGAAAATAATATCCAAGGGTATAATGCAATTTTTCATCCAAAAGCAATTTTCATCCTCATCCATAAGAAAAAGCATTCCATTGAATTCATCTGTAAATCTTCTATTCATCATGCCTTGAGCTTTGTCAAACTTGCTTGTTACGACTTTGACATTGAATATATTCTCCCCTATTTTTAATCTCATAGTAATTATAAATATGAAGGAGAAAATTTATGTTGGGGTTATTGTGAAAGTTAACGACGAAGTTTTACTTTGTAAAAGGTCAAGCAAGGCTTCCTTACCAGGAGTCTGGTCGGTTCCAGCGGGAAGTGTTGAAAAAGAGGAAACAACAAAAGAAGCTGCAGTAAGAGAGTTTCACGAGGAAACGGATATTATTATTAGTTCAGATGATTTGAAATTTGTTGGTTTAGTTCCCAGGACCTCTAGGGATGGTAAGTTTATTAAGGGGTGGATGTATGTGTATCTGCTTGAAAGCAATGCGTATTTGTACCCTGACTTAGAAAATGCTAAAGATGGTGATGAACACTCTGAATGTGGTTATTATACATTCGAGAACATACAAGAAATGAACACAGGAAAGTTTTTTAAAAAATTATTGGAGGCAATTTTAAATAAGGTTTAACTTTTTTTAACTTAACGTATATTTATAATCTCAATCGAGAGGTTGAAACACCCCCACAAAAAGTTCTACAAGCCAGTTGACAAACCCTAAATTTGTTTTATCTTTGTAGAACACTCGGAAGAAGGACTTCGGTCCCTTTTCACATCCCACAACGAGTGTTTGAGAAAACATAGTAGTTGTGGGATTTTTTTCGGGGTCGTTCTTTAAAATATATCGCGGGATAGAGCAGTGGTAGCTTACAAGGCTCATAACCTTGGGGTCGGAGGTTCGAGTCCTCCTCCCGCAACTAAGTAGACCTTCAAAAGGGCCCTTCCGTCTCTGCGTGAGCGGCTTGCTGGGCCCGGGTCTACTTTTCTAAAAAAAAGTTTAATAACGGATTTGACAAAATCAAAATCTTTATTATACTTTAACAACAAGTCGGGGAAACTCGGTGAGTTCTTTGAATTACAAAATTGGCGGTTTAGCGTCATTAGATAACCCCAGCGATGGGACTAAAGGGGATGAAAGGGTTTAGCGACTTGGGATTCTCGCAGGGCTTCGGTCTTGACAACTAAACAAAGTACCTACGACCAAGACCCTAACGGCAAGTGCTGAGGGGATGCGGTCATCTCGATTTCGTGGAGAGTCGGGGTTGAGGTGGAGACACCAATAGGAAAAGGTACAGGTGACGGTTTGAGACATCCCGCCGGATGTTGTAAAGCTGAGTACCAGTCCAAGGGGCTACCACGGGTTTAAACCCACCGTAGTCCTGCGAGACCGTGAACTGGCGGGTTCACAGAGAGGTGTGAAGCATTTTGTTCTCAAAAGGAACAGAACTTCTCTCGAAGCACATCTTTCCTTCTTCCACATTTGCTACATATCAAATGAATGATATTCTAAGATACAAGCAAAAGTCTTCGAGCGTTGATATTGAAAGGTGTCTAATCCTTCAGGTCATCGGACCAATGAAGGCATCGGTCGGACTGCAAGTCCCCTGGTGTTGATTGTGAAACTACTCGTGGGACGGCCATCCCTTAGTGAGCTCGCAAGGCTTAAGAGATAGAACTAGCAGTTGAGTTGATGTCAACGAAAAGAGTGGTAGACTCAAATTACCGACACTGGCTGGATACGTTAGGCAACTAGCGTGGACCGAGTGGGGAAGCAATAATCCCACTAAAGACTGGCCCTCTAAGCTCGTAGTCTCAGAGCATTAGCCAAACCCCCTTCCGTAAGGTTGGGGGTTTTTTGTTTTTAATATTTGGTAGTTAAGTTTTTTTGTTTTATATTTGTGTAGTAAAACAAACCACCATGAAACACGATACAGTTATCATTCAGCACAACAAGATGGGGCAATTACTGACTCAGACATTCGAAAACGCAGGTCAGTTCAAATTGTTCTTAATCAGCATTCAGTCATCCCTGGAGATGAAACATGATTTTACTCATTTCAACGGAACTGATTTTATCATTCACATTCCCCAGAAACTTTTGACTAAGTGTGTCGTCTACACAAAATGTGTTAATGTTGATAAAACCAACCCTTTGTCGAAAGCTTTCAAATCCCGTATGGAGGCTGAAGTAATCAAAGAGTCCTAACCTCTCTGTTAGGTGGTGGAGCGACTAACAACCCGTTGGTCCCATAGGAAGGTCAGAGTTAGTCTCTGACCTTTTTTCTTTCTAGAAATACGCGTACACCAAGAACTTCTTGAAGCCGACTTTCAATCATAGTCTCTAAGTTTTCAAAGAGTTCACTTTCGGAATAAGGGTCATCAGTTAACAACCATTTCCAAACCTCTTCGATATTTCCTTCGAACGTATCACCGTCTTCATTTTCTATCTTTAAATTAGAATCTCCAAAGCCCCAATTTTCAATTATAACGCTGCTTATTTGAGTGTTGACATCAACCTCTGCTTGACTTAAATCAATTTCAATAAAAAAATCCCCATTTGTGTTTGGAATTACCCATTCTGTGGGTTCAAAAGTAAAATGCTCATCATCACGAGATAGATTTC